GGATGTCTACTCCAGTGTAGCCTTGTGGGCTTGAAAGCGTTGACTCCTGACTGGGAATCAACATAGGTGGTGTGAAACCAGTTACCAACCCCATTAGGTGTTGAGAGGGCAATACAGCGCCCCCCTGTTGATATAGTAGGGTAGATACCTGTCCACAATTGTTCCATGTCTGGAATAAAGGCAGCCTCATCTAATACCAACAAGGACAATGCCTCAGAACGTCCTGCATCTCCAGCAGTTGATGAAGCCTTGATCCATGAGCCGTTAGAAAGTTCAAAACTAGTTCTGTTGTCTACACTAATCTTTGCAATCTGCATCCATTCAGGCAGTGCCTTAACCATCTCTTTTACTTTAACTACAACGTTCTTTGCTGTCTCAAGTTTTGTACAAAGGATTAAAACCTTCTTGTGTTTATGAAACATCATTAGCCAAGCAATATGGGCACCAACAATTGTTGATATACCCATCTGTCTTGCTTTTAGTACTACGTTAAATCTATACTTTTCGAGATCAACAAGAAGTTCATCTTGGAAATCATATGTGTCAAAGCGTACCAAGCCGTGAACCGCATGTGGAATGCGGCAAAAGTTATTGACAAAGTATTCTTGAGACTTGCCACATTTTATCAACTCTTCTACGGCTTGTTGTTTCGATATCATAGTTTCCTATCTAGCGCAAATATCTTATGTCATAATCGGAAACATTCAAGTCAAATCTAGCAATCGCTTGAACAAACCGTTCTATTTCGTCTCTTCTCATTTTCATGTCTGTTTCGGAACCCATCTTGCCTAGAGAATCAGAAACCATATCCGTAACTCTTGTTGTCAATGCGCGAATCCTACCAGCACTTTCGGGATATGCCTCTACAAAGTCTTCAGTCTTGTTATACTTTTTGCCTGCACCATCAGTGATCCGAATCGTTGGAGAATATTCTTGCGGTTCGATTTCGAAGATAGCAGTGTTCCTGCTCTCGTCCAAAGTTTTCTCTAATTCCTCTTTTACCAATTGTTTGATATAATTTTTTGTTACTTTCATTGCGATGTTCTCCTATTAGTTTTTCGCTGTATAATTTGTTGGCTTCTTAGCCTTTTCTCTGCCTAAGGATAAAAAGTCTTTAATTGATTTATCTAAGCGATCTTCTTCCGAAGGTAATCCAACGTGCTCTGCATCAACACCACCGAGTTCAAACTTTTGTGTTGCCACAACGCTTACTCTTTGTCTTGATATATACTGCATGTCAATATCCACTTCTGATGGGCGAGTCAATTTAAGACTACCTTCCGCAACTTTCTTATATTCCTTCTTGAGGAACTTAATGATATCTGCCATTGTCTGTTCTATATCAGATTCCATAGAAGCCTTGTGAGCCTGCTTACTAGTGAATTCAGTGTGGTACATCAGAAAAAATGTATTCCCCAGCACTCTTACATTAAATCCGTCAATCACTCGACTGTCTTTAATCGTACATCCTTCTTCTCGACGTAATCCAATCTTAGCAACCATGTCTTCACCGACGATCTTCTCGTCATGTGAGCCATCATATGCGTGAGATGCTGCTTGCTGAATTCCTCTTACTATTTCTAATGTTGTAGCCATTTATTATCTCCTTGTCTCTCTTAAGTGTGAATTAGGGCCGACAATTTGTATTCCCTTGTAGCCATTAGGCTTTAAATCTTTAAGGATTAGATCCTCATTTTTGTTTGGATCTCTACTAGTTGCTCTAGATAGAAATGCCTTTCCGCTTTCATCTTTTACAACCAGAGTTGGGTATTCAGAATCGATATTGGCAAATGTATACTGCATTGAGTCTAAATCCTCTGCTGCCCTCTTTTCGTCTTCGTCACCCATTCTGCTAACCTCAACAAATCCTGCAGGCATTACCCCTTCGTTTAGAAAGTATCTTGGATCTCTTCTTCGAGTATTTTTAATTGGTTTTCCGTATCTAGTCATTTAAATTCTCCTGTTGGTTTGGGCGCCATCCTGACTGCCATCTTTCTTCTCTTCCGTCAACGTACTGTATAAAACAGTTTTGACAACATTCATATTTGTGCATATAAAAATCATCACCCTTATCGAAAGAGTAAGTTGAGCATGTTGGACACACTCTATCACTTTCACTATTAAGTAGTCTTTTCGGCATTAAAAAACCATCAACTTCAACTAAATCATTGTCTTCGTTGTATTTTGAAACTTTGGATTGAAACTTCTTAGTTGTCTCAAGATATTCTTTTTCTTTCTCATCATCCCAACCTGAGTTTGGATTCCTAACTGCATCATAGCCATATTTCTTTTTGATAGCCTTTTCATATGCTGCTACCTTATTGAGATCGTCAATCTTCATGGTGTTCCTCCAAGTGCCTTTACCAATAGATATGTAACTGTAACCCCGATAGCAACCCCTACTGTGAATACGTATGGATTGTCATTTTTCTTTATCTTTCCTATTTCATCTTCAAGTGATTCGATAACTTCATTCTTTTCTTTTGTTACCCTAGCAACTTCACTTTTATGAAAATCTACTTGTGATTGCAAATCATCTTGGATAAGATCACATTCTGTTTGCAATATATCTAATTCTTTTTGCTTTTGTATATTGCATCTTTCTTGTTCAAATTCAGGCAATGTCAATAAATGAGACATTGCTTCGTTGTCCAATAACGTGCCTTTGAACGGACATGGCTGTTCTAGTTCCACATATGTAAACTTGCCGTTGTCTGCTTGGGCAGCACCCATGAACAATATTAATATACTACTCAACATACTTAAATCCAAATTTTTGTTCTATTTCTTTAATTAGTGTTTCTGGTTTTTCTTTGAGGATGCTTTGGTACTCGTCTTTCCTTTCGGACGTTTTGATTTCCAAGTCTGCAACCCTACTACCGTAGTGTTCCAAGATAGTGTCAATTTCTTCTTTATATTTTTCATATGCTTCTTTCTGATCCTTTATTCTTATTTCATAGTTGTTTTTTAATTCTTGCATAGATTCTTCATGGGCTTCAGTTCTTTGTTGCTCCAGTTCTCTCAATGCATTGTAATCGACTCTAGACTTAATCCAGAGAACGAGGAAAAGAGTTGCTATAAGCAACTCCTTCCAGTGTTTAAGCAAATAGTTTAAAACCATTATGCTCCCTTCATTTTAGCAATCGCATCGATGACAGATTGTCCACCAATGTAAAGCCCTGATATCATAACCCAATCAGCAGACTCAACCATCCCAAAACCCATGAGGGCTGTTGCAGCAACCCAAACCATAAGTTTGCGACTTGTGACTTTTCCAAGCCAAGCATCTACCATCGCTTCTTGTTTTTCTTTGATTTCTTCCATAGTCATATCTTCTCCTATTGTTTAACATGAGCATAGCCATCCTTTTTATCAATAACAATTTGCATGTCTACGCAATCTTTCAATGAATCTAGATGACTAATTAGTAAAACTGTTTTAAAGTTTACTTTAATTAGTTCCAAAATACGAATAAAACCTTCCATATTTTCTTCATCTAGAGCAGTTCCCGGTTCATCAAGGATAAATATGTTCCCTTTGGGCATAGAAGATACTGTAAGCAATGCCATCCGAATAGCCATGGCAGCGATAGTTTTCTCTGCACCAGAGCCCATCTCTAAAGGACGAGGATCATGTTTAGGGTGCTTGATATATATTTCAAATTTACCACCGTCAACCTCAAAGAAAATATTAAAATCAACAATATTTGCAATTGTTTTTGAAATCTCTTCATTGATTACCGGTAATTTTTTCTTAATCACATCAAAAGCAATACCATTTGAATGCATGCATTGCATATATAAATCATATGCAGAATATTGAGAACGATACTCTTCATGCTGTTCTGCCAACTCTTCAAGGTTCTTAATCTTCTCTTCAATAGATCCTGTCTGCTTATAGAAGTTTAAACGATCTTTCTCGCATTTGGCTAGAGTTCGCTTAGTAGTTTTCAACTTTGACTTAAAAGAATCTTTTTGTGTCAACATGGATTCCAAGTTCTCAATTGCCTCTTTATTGTCTTCATACTTCTGTTGTTCTTTCTCCAACTCTTCAATCTCTTTAGTAAGGAGTTTGATTGTTGTTTCATCACGATCTAGTTGTAATCCGATCTCTGTAGTTCTAGAAGACACTGAGACTTTCTTGTCCAATAACTTCTGAAACTTTGCCAAGTGTTCTGAAACCTTGTTCGGATCTAATTGACTTAAACTAGTTTCAAACGCTGCTATCTTGTCGTTAGCCGATTCAATCTCCATCTTGATGGCAGGAAGATGTGCAACTGCGATGTTTGCGTCTTTGATGAACTTACACTTAGGGAAACTAGTACCGCAAGGTATACCCTCTAACAACTTCTTCTTAGAAGCGTTTGATTTGTATTCTCGCTCTTTTACCTTGATATCTGCTGTTACATCATCAATAGTACTAAGCAATTCATCAATCTTAACCTTCTTAGAGTTCAAACCTTCAATATCGAAACTTTCTTCAAAGTTGCATAAAGCCTTGTAACGCTCTTCTTTCTCTTTTCTTTCTTCGGTAAGTTCTTTAATATGATTATTAAGTCCTGCCACTTGTGTCTTTTTCGAAACAATTTTGTTTCTAACCTTTGCTATATCAATTAATTCCGTGGGAACTAAGGATATTGTTGATTCGAGCAGGGCTACTTCACCATTCAATTCTTCAATTTGTTTCGTTAACACTCTGCAATCTTCTTCATGTCCGTTTAGCCGCCTTGTGACTTTTGCTAATTGAACTATCTGTTCTTTCTTTTCTTGATGAAAATCTCTGCCATCTAACTTCTTTAACATAGCACGAACCTCTGCCGAATCTTCTTTAGCAAGACGATACTTCTGTTCGAATTGGTTCAAATCGAGAAATTTTGCGAAGATTTCTTTTCTCTTTGATGCCCCTTCCGAGATGAAATTTAAGGCACCGTTTTGTGAACTCATAGATGTCAATAGGAAGTCTTCTAGTGAACCAAAGTGGTTTCGTATAGCCTTGTCTGTTTCGTTCCTTGTAGTGCCATTGAGGGGCGTTATATCGCCTGTTATCAATGACTCTGAATAGAAGGTTACATCTGTCTTTGCTTCTAAGGTTTCTACACCTTTTAGTTTCTTTGTATATTTCTCTGCTTCTCGCTCAATGACATATTTCTGTTCCCCAACGGTAACATCAAGTTTTGCTAATGCTTTATTCTTGTTTTGATTGATAACATTGAGGTTCTTCTTCTCGTTCTTAGATGTCGAGTTGAACATTGAAAACAGTATTGAATCAATGATAGATGACTTACCAGAGAAATTTTTACCGAAGATGCCTACAATGCCGTTGAGGTTCTGGAAGTTAATTTCATTTCCCTCACTGTAGTTAAACAGATTGTCCCATCGAACAGTCTCTAGACTCCAATTAACATTACGTGATATATCATCTTTCTGGGATATTGCATCATTATATTTTTTATTCAGTCGATATACGTTCTCCAATTCATCCTGAGATAGGTTGAAAGGCTCTAGGTACTCTTCAATCAACTCTTCTTGAACTTTGATATCTCGGAGATCAAGTACTTCGGACTCTCCTTCACCTAATTCAACTGAGTTCCTGCTCACTGCTCTGTTAAGAAATGTAACTGATTCTGGATTGAACTTGTGTTTAACAACTTCGGTTGCTTTCTTGATTTGATCAATTGACAAAGAACTATCAGCAATCACACGAATCCTAGCCCCTTCCGGAGGACTAAAGTTTGATATGTCGGGATTACCATTGACATCTAATTCGATATTCCATGATAAGAATGGACGAGGGTTATTAAACGTAACTGGCTTAATTGTATGACTCTTTTTGTTTTTTATGTTCCAAATAAGAATACCTTTGTCGTCTGTCTCCCCAAAGTTCTGTTGAACCGTAGAGCCTGCATACCATATAGTTCTACGATCATTCAAGTATTGTCTTTGGTGGATATCGCCTAGCATTGCATAGTCAAAATCTTCAAAGATGGAAATATCATGATCCCCATGAGTCATAGAGAATCCTGTATCTGTTTTAGAATATTGTACTGCTCCATGGTATAGAGCGATGTTGATCTTGTCGTCATCTGTTGGTTCTGTCCAATTATCCTCATCGAATACCGAAAGTACATTTAGTACAACGCCGTCTCCAATGTCTGTTTCACCTGAATTCTTCAATAGGTGCAAGTTATCGTGATCCAAAGCATTGATGATTGGGGTGATCGCATCTTGGCGTGAACTGTTCTTAAGGTTTCCATCGTGATTCCCCAAGATAATATATGTTGGAGCAATCT